GTAAGGGCAGCACGACTTACGATGTTCCTTGAAAACCGATTTGTTGTGTGTGGGGGTGTGCGTTGGGACTTGGCGTTTCGGCGTATTCGCTCGCAATAGTGGCGTGATGGTACATATGCTTCATAGATAGTTAGTCTCTGCTGTGTAGCGACGGCTACCTACCGGCTCTCCTTCGGTGCACCCGGACAGCCAGACTACTGATGGAAGTAATGACGCACGCTGACGAAAACGGGGTCTGCCCATCCGCACTCGCCCAGACACAACAAATCAACATTCGATCGGTGTGGAGAACTACTTTGGGCAGCGGGCTTCTAAGGCACCGTTGCGAGGTGGGGCTACCGCTTAGAACGGGAAATCCCAATGTGAGTTCTGCGCCAAAGAGTGACGAGCGAGAGCGGGCTGGCAGGCTGCGCTTGACCTTCCACTCGGAGGCGTGTGGGCGAGCAGGGTGGTTCTGCCAGACCTATCGAATGAAACCGAAAACTGCGGTGCCATTATTCGGTGCTGTCATACGGGGCGAACCAGCAACATCGGGGAGAACTAAGCAGGCAGACTAAACCTTCGGGGCTGGGTAGTGAGAGCAGTAAAGCGACGAGCCTCACCTTCGGGTGGGGCTTTCGCCATTTCCAAAAGTCGGTTGTAGCCTGTAGGTATGTCCTTTCCTCACGTTCCGTGCGAAATCAACCTGAAGCCCAGTGAAATCCGCATTGGCGACACCGGCTACGCCAAGACCGACGGGCAGGTTGGCCGCCTGATCCGCATTGGCGAGAAGATCAAGTTCCATCACGCCACCTACAACCATGTGTTCACGGTTGTTCGAGAGGGCGACACCTACGAAACCATCTGGGTCGTCCAAGCCACGCCGAAGAAGGGCATTATCTTGTCCCGCTTCAGTGAAATCTCGAACTACGCCCAAATCGTCACGGTGCTTCCGCCGCCGGAAGGCTGCAATGGCACGAATGTTGCCATCTTCGCCAACAAGCAACTTGGCGACCCCTACGGCTTGCTCACCATCGCTTGCATCGCCATTGACGTTCTGACCCCTGAATGGTTCGTGGCGTTCCGCCGATCCGGATCGTGGATTTGCTCCGCTCTCGGCGGCGAGGCGTTGCGCTTTGGTGGGTTCTATTTGGACTGTGGCGACATTTACACGATTACGCCGCAGCAGTTGTTCGACGCTCACAGTAAAGCACTTATGCCGTCACAACCATAAGGTATCCTGTTCTCATGATGACCAACCCTTTTCATATCGACAACCTTGACCCCATCGGCAAGGCCGCTGTTTCGATCCTGAAGGGTGGTCCGGGCAGTGGCCGTCACCCCGAGGGGACTACGGTTCACCAGCCCAACTCATTTTTCTCGGGTGGCAAGCCATACACCACCACGAGAGATGGCGATTGGACGAAAATCAACTCCATTGAGCCAAGCAACCCAAATAGCACCCATGCTGTAAAGAACATTGAGGTTCATCCAACCGGCTTACTGAATATGGAAGTTAGGACTTACGCCTACGGGAAGCAGATCAGTAGCGGGAGTTGGTACGAACCGCCGGAACGGGAAGAAGGCGAATGGGAAGGTGAGTTGGAGGACATCACGCCACAAGATGTTTTGGACATGAACAACGATGTGGTTGGACGTGAAGCAAGTCTTAGTTTTCATCCCGACGGCTCTCCTGATGAGAATACCCGTTCGGTTTGGGTTGAGCATGACCTCCAAGACCCCATTTACTCACAGGGCGTTCAGGTTGGCGTGTACCAAGATGCGGTTGCAAACCTGCTTTTCGGTGGCGCAAAGTCAAATGTTATTTCTAACCGAGTAGGAGAATACCTCGAAGGGCTTGACGACTACTAAACTCGCTTGACCCCGCTCCACCAAAAGGTGTAGCATTTTCCCATGCACGACGAACACCCTGAGTCATTCCTCGAAAACGGTCGCCTGCTCTATATTCCGCACAACTGCGACAACCCCGATGCTGAAAACTACCCCATCGGGACGATCTGGCAGTGCGGTCGTTGCTATGACCACTGGGAAGTGCAGGACAGCGTTGGGCACCACCACTTTGTCCGTGTGCGCCGTGTGAAGTATGAGTCGTCGTCGAAGTGATGGCTGGGCGTAGGAAGTCCACCCCAACTCCGGTTGGAAATCACGCAATCACCATTGAGGCCACTAAGAGCCAAATGATGAACCGTGAGTTGTTTCAGCCCATCTGCATTTGCGGCTGGACAACCCCAAAGTGGGGAAGTCACGGGCAAGCGTTCGTCGCTGGTGGAAAGCACACAGCCGAACAGGATTGAGTGCACCGTCGAACTCGACGGACACAGTAAGGGCATGACCCTTACCACGATTTGCGCCCTTATCAACACCATCGTCGGCCTCGCAGCCTTTCACCGCAACCGGAAGTAGGCTTGACTTATGACGGTAATCGCAGGCTGGACTGATGGTGAAAACGCAGTCATCGGCGGCGACAGCGGAGCCTTTGACGACGGTTCTGCGATCACATCGACCAACCACAAGGTTTGGAAGTCGGCAGAACACCACACGCTCGTCGGCGTGTCCGGTTCATTCCGCATTATGGAACTCGTGCACCAAAGCGGGCTAGGCGAACCTCGCCAAATCCGTGACCACCTGCTTACTCAATGCGAGAAGGCAGGCTTCCCTGCATCACCCGACTGGGGCGTGCTTGTCGTAGGTTTGGAAGGCGTGTGGGAAATCGGTTCGGACTTTTCCCTAGTGAAATCCTCCGAACGCTACAACGCCATCGGTTCCGGCGGCCTCCCCGCTCTCGCCGCCCTGCACGTTTTGGAAACCCTTGATGACCTCACGCCGCAAAGCCGGATCAAGTTAGCCATCGCCGCCGCCATGTATCACACCGCCTACATTCGCAAGCCCATTAGGGTCGTGATGCTATGAGTTGGACGCTGGAATACCCACAACGCCCGTGGACGCTCAACAAAGAGCGCACGCTCCACCACATGCAGCGAGCCAAGTTGGTCAAAGAGTGGCGCAACGCTTTCTGCGAGGCGGCTCAGGAAGCCATGATGCCCCATTTGGAGCAGGTCGAGGTCATCGCACAGCCGTATGTGCTCAACGCCCGCTACCGGCAAGATGTTGGCAACTGCTTTCCGGCGGTCAAGGCGGCAGTGGACGGACTTGTTGATGCCGGTGTCCTCATTGACGACAACGCCAACGTGGTGCTGAAACTGACTTTCCTCGTTCCAAAGTTCGGCAAAGACGCTTTAGAAATCACCATCTCCGAAGTATCATAGGGAAGCCATGAACTTTCCCACCTACGAAAATCCGACGGCGTATCCTGCCCAGTCAGTCGTGGATGCTACGGACTTTGGAGCGATCACCTACGCTTCCGACGCTATTGGCGTGGTTTCCGGCTGCGCTGTTTCAGCACAGTCCCCAACGGCGATGGGTGTGACCATCGCATCGGGTCAAGTGGCGATCCTCGGCACCTCATACAGCGTCTCGCAGACCAACATTTCACTGTCCGCAGCGAGCAGCGGCGACCGCCGAGACATTGTGTATGCCTACCTGAACAGCGGAACCCTCACCCTCGCCGTTCTGGCTGGAACTCCGTCCGCCACCGTCGGTTGGACATTCACGAGTTCTAGTGTCCCGCCGATCAAGGCGACCCTGCCTTCCAATGCGGTCTTGCTCGCTGAGGTCTATGTGCGTGGAACTGGCGGACCCGCCACCACAGCCGTCACCTCTGCTGAAATCGTGGACAAGCGGGTGATGATTACCCTCGTCGGTCCGCAAGGCTACCAAGGGGCTACAGGCCCAACTGGGGCGACTGGAGCACAAGGGGTGCAAGGTTCCCAAGGAGCGACTGGAGCCACTGGAGCCACTGGGGCTACTGGGGCTACGGGGGCTACGGGGGCAACCGGATTGCAGGGAGCACAAGGTTCGACCGGCGCAACCGGTCAGCAGGGAGCCGTCGGAAGCCAAGGGGCAACGGGTAGTCAGGGCAGCACGGGATCGCAGGGCAGCACGGGAGCACAAGGCTCAACGGGTGCTACAGGTAGTCAGGGACCGCAAGGCTCGGTTGGAGCCACCGGCGCAACGGGAAACCAAGGGGCGCAGGGAGCGCAGGGAGCGCAGGGCGCATACAACGAATACGGCTTTGCATACAACTTCAACACCTCGACGCTGAACTTGAACCCCGGTTCTGACTACTTTGCGTTCGACAACGCCACTATTGGAAACGCCACCACGCTTCGCATCTCAACGACGGCAACCGGCAACATTTCAGCAACCAACTGGATTACTCGCTTCACCGCTTCGACCAACAACCCCTCGTCTATTGTGACGATCAGGGCAGCCACCGACCCAAACACCTACGTCATGTTCTCCGTGACGAGTTCGACGGCGGCTTCGGGCTACTACAACGTCAGTGGAACGGTCATTGGAACTGCGGGGACGCTGACCCAAGGTGAAATCTGCTTCGTCACCTTGCAGGAGATCGGTAATCAAGGCAGCCAAGGTGCGGTTGGAGCAACCGGAGCCGTTGGAGCCACCGGAGCCACCGGTCCGCAGGGCTACACCGGCTTGACCGGAGCAACGGGACCCATTGGACCGACGGGAGCAACTGGCGCAACGGGACAAACCGGCGCAACGGGATCAACCGGACAAAAGGGAGACACCGGTGCAACCGGAGCCACAGGTCTAACGGGTGCAACCGGACCCATTGGCTTGACCGGACCGACCGGTGCTACCGGACCGACGGGTTCCACCGGCTCAACCGGACCAACTGGTGCGACTGGACCTATTGGACTGACCGGTCCCACGGGTCCCACCGGACCTACCGGCGCAACGGGAGTTCAGGGAGCCACCGGAACGGGCTACTCAGGCGTTTCCTCAACGAGTTCCATCTCATTTGGTCCCGGTTCTGCGACTTTTGGAAGCATCACGAACCTCGGTGCGTTTATCGTCGGCGACCGTGTTCGTGCAATCTGGTCGGGGAGCACGGGAACCTATGTCGAGGGCGTAATCACCGCAACCGGCGGCACGGCGGGCGCATACACGATGACCGTGAATGTGGATCAGGTCAATGGAAGCGGAAACAGTGGGGGCGGAACCCCTTGGTATTTCAGCATCGCAGGTCTAGTGGGCGTTCAGGGTCCGACCGGAGTGACTGGAGCGCAAGGCGTGACCTTCGCAGCGAGCGCACCGAGCGATCACACCCTTCTCTGGGTGAACACGGCGGTCACTTACCCAAGTTTCGTCGGGCCGACCGGACCTACGGGACCGCAGGGAAATGTTGGCTCCACCGGACCGCAAGGGCTGACCGGCAGCATCGGTCCGCAGGGTCCCTCTGGCGGAGCACAGGGAGCACAGGGGCAGCCCGGACCGCCATCGCCGAGCAGCACGGCAAATGTGCCAGCCGGAGCAACCACAGTGTCTTTTGGAAGCACGTTGTATTTCTCTAGCACAACCGGCGGAACCTACTCGGGGCAAACTCCACCTGTCGGGGCAACCGTCACTGCCATCACGACCACCCTCACGGGAACTCCGGTTATCCAAACCGCTTCAGGTGGAAACTTTACAATCACCAACGGGAGTGCACTCTACGGCTCGAACAACAACACTGCCTCAACGCCGCCGTATGGGGTTAGGTTGCTCGCCTCAAACAGTGTCCGCAAGCAGTTTTTCATCACCAACCTGTCGCTCTACAATGTGTATCTTGCGCTTGGCTCTGGTGCTGCGCTCAACTCAGGGATCGCCCTTTTTCCGGGGCAAGTGTTCACCACCCAAATCTACAGTGGCGAGGTTTGGTGCATCGGACCGTTCATTTCACCTACCCAAACACCCATCACCGTTTCATACACGGAGGTCTAAATGGCTGGCGTGGGGGCTATTTCGGTAGCGGTCAATACATACGGGGCGACCGTTGTGGTAAATGAAAATCTCAACCGTAAGCAGTTGTGGCTGCAAAACATGAGTGCCAACGGTCAAGTCATCTACCTCGCAACGGGAAGCGGATCACCCAGCCTTGCCATTCCTCGACGAGGCGTGAGGCTCAACCCCGGAGGTGGAATGTGGATGACCGCCGGAACAGGTTGGATCGTTGCTGTCGCAAGTAGTCAGCCGGACGGGTTGATTACGGGCTGGGAGTTGTAGTGGCACTTACCACCTACACCTACCAGCAAGCAGTTTTGGATACCACGCTTGTTTGCACGAACCGAACTTGGGGGTCATCTGACTACAATAACCCACCTACCGGCTTCGCTGGCGGCGGAAACCTTGGCAGCCTCATTGGGCATTGGCCGATGAACGAAGTGTCGGGAACCACCATGACCGATACAAGTGGGAACGGCATCAACGGCACCTATCGGGGCGTGAACTCTGGGAACACCACCGTCGGAAATGGCCCTCTCATGATCGACGCTAGCGGCTCTTACTCGGCGTATTTTGACGGCGATTACAACAATGGTGGGGCTTCGATCCCCTACAACGCCTCGGCATCACCGAACATCAACGCCTTCACCACCACCATCAACGCTTGGGTCAAGGTGGAGACGATCCCAACCGCAGCCATCGCCCTGTCGGTGTCGGCTACCGCAGTTTCAGGCTCGACCAACCTCTCGATTTCACTGCCCGACCAAGCGTGGACGAACATCACCACCGCAGTTACCAACACTGAGCCGGTATCGGTCATCATCACCGGTGCGGCAAGTGGTTGGCTAACCAAGGGCAGTGGACAGTGGATACCTACGGGAGCAACCATCGTGGCTGCTTCATCAGGCACACCCGGCACCATCACCCTGTCGAAGCCCGTCGGGACAAGCGGGCAGATCACCGTCAATATCATTTCGGCAAATCAGAAATACGCTTTTGGACGGTTTGTGTCGAAAGGCAACGATTACGGTTTCCTCGCCTCACATTTCACCGGCGACTCCACATGGCTGCCCGTCGGCACAACTCAAAACACAAAGGCCACCCACTCGATCAACCCGGTTATGACCTACTACTCCGGCGGTCTAAGCCGCTCTACGGGTGAAGATACCTTCTATACCACCACCCCGGCGATGGTCACCTTCCGCCAATACCTTGACGTTGGCGGTGAGACGGTGGAAGCAGTGAGCCTAAATGGAGTTGCCATTGAAACCTATGGGTTACCGTTCTCCTCCACCATCTTTCAGAACAACCCTTCGACGACCTCCGATATTGCCGTTTTCCAATCTTCCTCTAACCAACTCACGAGTGCAGCAGGCGGCTTTACCGGCTACATGCAAAGCCTGTCCATCAGCGGAGCAAATGTGGGCGACTGGTATCTGAAACTGCTCTACAACCTCGGCGTAAATGGAACCATAATCTACGATCCGGCGAACCCGTCGTATCGCTACCCCGGAACACTCAACGGGACGACCTATTCAGCCCCAACTAATGTGTATGCCCTGCCGTGGCCGACCACCATCATCGGACAGAACACGAACCGCAAGCGCATCACCATCACCAACGACAGCGATGCAACTATCTGGCTAAAACTGAGCGGCACGGATTTCACCAACCCCTACGATGACCCGCTTTGGATTAGCCGCCCGCAACCAGATATATTCGTTGCCCCGGAAGCGATCAAGCCCATCGGAATACAGTTGGAGCCACACGGAGGAATGTGGACGAGTGATTTCTACCAAGGCATGATTTCTGCGGTAGCAAACCCGTGGGTTGGCTCTTATAACCTGTGCGTTATGGAGGAGGTGGCCTAATGCCCACGATGATCGGCAACATCGGTTCTGACGGGCAAACCATTACCCTCACCACCGGCTCGCTCTCGGACTGGATTTACAACCTCACCCCGACGCAGCGTTCGCTTGTTCAGGTGTTCGGCTACGACGCAAACCACAACCAAGTCATTTCCAAAACCCTTCAGCCCGTCACCTTTGGGTATAACGACCTTGGCTACAACGTAAATCCCTATGTTCCATCGGCGGGCGACCCATCGCAGTTGCTTGCCACCATCGCCGCTTTGCAGTTGGACGGCGGCGGCTACACCATGTCTCGGACTGTGTTCAAGGTCACGGGTAACTGGACACCGAACCTGAGCAACATCAAGATCATCATTTGTGCCACGATGTTCGACCAAACGGGTCTTTTGCAGCACTCTGGGGAAACGCCGACGGGTCCTCCCTACTTTGCCAACCAAAACCCGATCCTCTACAACTCCGATGCCTACCCTCCCTACTTTTCACCCCTTTACCTCGTCGCTTACGACAGCACTCATGTTGCCTTCACCCTGTCGAACCCGCTACTGGAATCCCCAATAACCATTGGCAACATCGCTTTTGCCCACTCCAACCCGTATGTTGACCCCCGTGGTCACCAGATCGGAGCACCGATTTATGGCGGCGGCGGGTTCGGAGACCTGTCGGGCTATTCCCTCAATAAAAAAAGCATCATTGTTTCCAACGCAACTATCGGCGGCACCACCTATACCACCGACCTGAGCGCATCTGCCGATCCCGCCACCATCGTCGTTCAGGGCTACATCTCAAAGGGCAGCGGTTCCAACGAAGTCCGCTACGGCAGTAGCAACGGTCAAATACTTTACAATGTCTATAGCCACTGTAACGGCGCAGGCTTCTTTGGCTCCGATGGTGGAATGTCCACTCGTCTTGGTTCAATGGGTATTCCAAACGCCACCATTATCCCCTATACGGACTGCTTTTGGGAGTCTTACCCCGGTCAGCCACGAGCCGATAACGGAAGTGCTAACCCCTACACCCACACCTCGTTCGGCATCCAATACACGGACAACATCGCCAATACTGAAATGCAGTTCTATGCAGGGGCGAAAGACACACCCGCCCCCATCACGCTCATTCCAAAGGACAGGCCGGACTACGGAGCAAATCTCGGCACATGGATCGTCGCAGGCCAAACCGCCTATGTTCCAACTGCAATACACGCCATCACGGAGGGTGGTTGGGAGACAACCTTGTATGCGGTGACGAACATCGCCGGATCGGTGCTCAATAGCCGCACCTACAACTGCACCACCGTTGCAGGCAGCCGCACCGTTACCGTGAACTCAGCGACCGCACCTTGGGGTTCACAGGCGACCTACGGATCAGACCCCGGAGGCATCATCAAGTATCACGGCGTTTCGGGAGCCGGTATTCCGACGCAGGCATATGTTGGCTCGGTGAGCGGCAGCACTACCGCCCCCTTCACCTTCCAAATCGACCGACCGGCGACGATTTCAGCAACCAACACCCTGACCTTTTCTATCTATGCGGCGAACACTCCCGACCAATGGGTGTGGACGGAGTTGCCCAACCACCCGTGGGTGGAGGGCTTGCAGCGAAACGGTGGAGGCTTCACCTTTTACAGCGACCCAACCGTGTCGTGGACGCTCAACGGACAAACCGTTTGTGGTGACGGCTACATCTACACCTATCAGGGAACCTTCGACTCCTACTATCCGGCGATGCAACAGCAGACGGGTTCATACTACGCATACCGAGTGAAATACGCTGACCTGTTTACCGGAGAACCGTTTGGAACGGGCGAGTGGTATCTGGGAACCTACGCCGGGAACTGGACGGGATCGGCAGCGAAATCCTATGTTGTCGTCAACGCCGATGGGACAACAACCACCCCCGAAACCTCTGGGTGGGTGGCGCAGAACATCGTCCAAAATGATCGCCACCTCCTCTCACTGAAGCAGCCGCTTATCAAGTACAACGGCGACGGCGGTTCGATTACCCAACGCTCCGACGGGACATACCTCGCCGTAAGCCGGACGACCTACCGACATTTCTGGGCAACCACGACTACCAACCTGTCTGGCTGGGGCAACTTTGGAACATGGTCTTACTTTGGACCTGTCCCGTATGCCTTTGGCTATGACGCATCAAACTACATGAACTCCGATGGTGCACAAAACGCTAACAAGTATTGGGCGTATGGTGCATTTCTGCGATCCGAGGTCACTTGGCAAGGTCAAGGCGTTGATGATTTCTGCGTGAGCCATGCCACGCACGACCTTGGGGGCAATCTCTATGACCCTATGAAATATTGGACTAAACTTTGGGTCGTCAGCGGCCTATGAGGTGGTGAAATGTCGTCAGAACTGCTGTATTGGAACGCCGCCACGAGCACTTGGCAGTCTGTAGCCGCCGGACCACAAGGCGCAACGGGACCTACCGGACCCACGGGAGCGAAAGGCGACACGGGCGCAACCGGAGCAAGTGGAACCGGACCGACCGGAGCGCAGGGCGCAGCCGGTCCGCAAGGTAGTAGCGGAGCGTATTTCAGCGTTGGAACAACCCCTGCGCCTTCGACGACCGGCGTAATCTGGGTTCAGTCGTCCACATCGTCATCTTCGATCTACGGCTTTAGCCAAACGAACCCTCTGCCTGTTTCAGCGCAAAACGGTGGCTCACCTCCGACTATCTATGTGACCTCAACCGCAGGCATGAGCATCGGAAACTACATTTACGACACCACTCTTGGCATCGGAGCCACGATCACCGCAGTCAATACTGGCTCGGTCACTGTGGACTCCATCGCTTTTGCCCCTATCGGTGGGGATAACATTGTTACGGGAACATGGACGCAGGCAGTCGTCGGCGCACAAGGCGCAACGGGCGCAACGGGAGCCGCAGGCGGCAACGGAACCAACATCTCGCAGTTCCCTCTATCGAGCACGACGGCGATCCCACAGAAAGCGTTTTTGCCTTTTGGAAGCACCGCCGCAAGTGGGACGACGCTTCCGGACATGGATTACTCCATTATCAATAGCAGATATGCGGCAACTCGTGGCATCGGCTCCACTCCGGCTTCATCAACGAACGCTGTAATGATCGGGACGACCTATGCGGGTGTGTGGGGAGTTTTCACCCCAAATACAAGCCCGTGGTCGGGCTGGGTGGGCACCAACCGCCTAACCGCTTACTACCGAGTGACCTTATTCCTCGCCACCACCTCATCGCAGTCCTACAACTTGGTTGTTGTGGCGGGTTCAAGCACGAGCAGCATCAACGCTGGTGGTTCAGGGACCGCATCGTCTTATGCGGCTCCTTCAGCGCACGCTTTCTGGCCGATTTCCCACAGTGGCATTGAGTCCACGCACCAAATCGTCGTCCCGCTACAAGCCGGAGAGCAGATCGGTGTCGCCAACTACGGTTCGACCTCCGCAAGTTTCATGAGTGCTGGAAACTGGACTGGGATACCCCCATCGACGGCTCAGGCATACTTGGGTTCCCACATCTCCTTCGAGTTGCTCGGCCTCGACTAAAGATTTCACCTAAACCCCCTGAGCCAAACCCTAGATGTGTGTAGTAGGGTTTCCAAATGTGGAAGAAGTTGACGACCCTACCGACGAGAACGGCTACTGCCCCATCTGCGGCCCTCGCCACTTCTTCCTGTCTGGCCCGTGGTTTCACCGGCAGCACATCGAGGAAGCCAAGAAACGCCACCCTTCCAACCCCCAAGGAGAGAATAAATGACTGACCCAGTGACCCCACTGCCGCAACGGAAGCCGATGGACGAAAACTTTTCAGCAGAAGTCGCTGCGCTGCTTAGTCACATCAAGGACCTTTGCAAGCAGATGCGAGATCACGAGAAGGCTGTGATTTCACTAGGGGAGGAGCGTCGCCAGACCGTTACCCGCCTCCGTGAGCACAATGTTCCGTGGCTCAAAATCGCTGAGTGGGCGAACACCACCGATCAGGCATTGTTCAAGCACCAGAACCGCAAGCCCAAGGCCGATAAGTAGGCCGTAGCCCCATCACACTGATTTGTGGTGTTTGCATAACCCTGCTATAGTAGTTGGTTATGACCGAACAACTGCTCGCACGGGCAATGCAGATCATCGGGGGGAACTGCGATGGGGCTGTAGAGCAAGACGGCGTTGGCTTCAACGGGCCAGATAGTAAGTCCGGTAAAGCCATCGCCGCCACTCCACCTGAAGCGTGGAGCGCAGGGGTGCAGCGCACCGCCTATGAGATGCTCAAAAAGTATCGCAGCCAACTCGCAGCAGCGGGCGTGGACTACGACGCTATTCCCGAGCCGCCACAGGTCAATGCCACCGGACTACGGGCTATTGACGTTCGCTCTGGCAAGGTGCTGGTATTCCTGCCCTACGGTGACCCTGCATACCCTAAGACCGCACTAGGGGCTGTTTGGAACCGTGACCTCAGAGGTTGGCAGGTTGCGGTGAGTAAGTATGGCTCAGTGCTGGAATGGGCACGCCGCAATGAGGTTCCGGTCAGCGACCGAGCACGGGCGATCCTCGAAGCCACGCCAAAGCCGAGCAAGCCGGATTACTCCGGTCATGTTGTCGTTGAGCGCAACGAAATCGTCATCAGGTTCGACTACAACCCAATGCTCGTAGATGCCGTTCGCTCCATTCCGGGGCGCAAGTGGGATAACGACGATAAGAGTTGGCGTGTTCCAAAAGATACGGTCAGCATTGTTCGCAAACTTGCGAGCGACTACAACCTATTCCTCACCGACGATGTGAAGCGACTGCCCGATGTAGAGGTGCATCTCGGACCGAAGGTGAGCGTCGTCGGCAATGACTTTGCGATCTCGTTCACCTACGATGCCGAACTCCTTACTGCGGTTCGCCAAATGCCGGGAGCACGATGGGCACCGGGCACGAAGGCGTGGATCGTCCCCATTGAGAGCGCAGAGGAAGTCGTCAAGTTCGTCAAGCAGCACAACGCTCGCACCTCGCCAGAGGCAGACCGTTTGGTGCAGGAGAGCACGCTCCTCCAAGATGTAATCGACGCTAGCGCAGCCAAAGACGCTCAAATCCAAATCGCAGGGTTGGGCAACGGTCGCTATGAACTGTTCCCTTTCCAGCGTGCAGGCGTGGCGTATGCCCTCCGTTCGATGGGGTGGGAGCACAAGGCCGATGGCGTGTGGGAGCGCACCACAGACACCGGCGCAGGTGGCGTGCTGATCGGTGACGAGATGGGGTTGGGCAAGACGAGCCAAGGGCTTGCTGTCCTCCAAGCCACACAGTCGTTCCCTGCCGTCGTGGTCGTCCCTGCCAGCCTCAAACTCAACTGGGAGCGTGAGGTCGCCATGTGGCTACCGCCAGAACGCACCGTCAAGGTGCTGAACGGCACCAGCGGCAACCTCCCCGATGCCGATGTGTATGTCGTGAACTTTGACGTTGCCCACTATTGGGCGGAGAAGTTCGTCAGCGTCAAGGGTTTGGTTGTGGACGAGAGCCACTACATCAAGAACGGTCAAGCCCGACGCACGAAGGCGTGCATCGCCATTTCCGACAAGGTAGTTGCAGGCGGCGTTCGTGTCTGCCTGTCCGGCACCGCCATCGTGAACCAGCCGCTCGAAATCATGACCCAACTCCGTGTGATCTACCGGCTCGATGAGTTGGGCGGAGCACGGTCGTTCCGCAGCACCTACGGTAAAGCATCAGCACGCAGCCTCGCAGCACTGAACCGCAAACTGCGCTCTAAGTGCTATGTCCGACGCAGGAAGGCCGATGTTCTCACCGAACTACCTCCGAAGCGTTGGAGCAGCGTGATTGTCGAAGGCGATCCAGCCATCATGAAGGAATACAAAAAGGCCGAAGCAGATATCGTGAAGTATCTTTCGCAACTTGCGATGCAGTTTGCTTTGGAGTCCGGCGCAAGTTCAGAGGAAGCCCGCAAAGAGGCATGGATGAAGGCACTCCGAGCACGCTCAGCCGAGCACCTCGTCTCCATTTCCACCCTGAAGCAAATCGCCGCCAGAGCCAAGATGAAGGTTGCAAAGCAGTGGGTTGAGGATTTCCTTACCACCGACAAGAAGTTGGTCGTGTTTGGTTGGCACCGTGAGGTCGTGGATCAGATCGCCACCGACTTTGCCGATGGGGTCAAAATCCAAGGTGGCATCACCGCCGAGCGTCGCCAGCAAGCGGTGGACTTGTTCCAAAACTCCGACGGTCAAAAAGTTATCGCTTGCAACATCAAGGCAGCCGGAGTGGGACTAACCCTCACGGCAGCGAGCGATGTGCTGTTCATCGAACAGGGGTGGACACCATCAGACATGGAGCAGGGTGCCGACCGTTGCCACCGCATCGGTCAGAAAGACAGCGTGACCGCATGGCTCATGCTCACCGCCGATACCATCGACGAAGATATCGCAGCCCTTATTCAGGCGAAGCGCAACATCGTGGATCGTGCCATCGACGGCAGCGAGGACGAGGACGACGAGGAAGGCTCGATCATCGGCGAACTCATCGTGGGTCTTGCCGAGCGTGGTATGCGACAGGCTTTCTAGGGTTATTCGTCGATGTATTGGTTCCCATGAAAGTTGGGACCGTGCGGGTTGTTCTGCTGGTCATTCGTCGGCGCAGGACGACCACTATCGGTTGCTTGATACCTATTGCCCACTTGATAGCGTTGGGATGCCTCCATTTGTGCGGGTGCGCTCGGCTTATGGGGAGCATCGTCCTTTGGTGCTGAGGTCTTAGGCTTGGAGTTATCGCCCTTTGGCTTCTCGCTACTTGCGGGCTTGCGACCACCGCCGGTTGGCTTAGGCTGCTTTTCAGCAGTCTTTTTGTCGCCGCCACCCTGACGCTTCCCTCCGCTTGCCCCCTTTTTTTCCTCGGTTGCCCGCTTCTTCTCCTCGTCCTTGATCTTTTTTTCCTCGGCAGAACCCGGTTTGACGACATGGTAGGAGACGGGCTGAACCTTTTTGGAGTCGCCCGGAAGCCGCTTCGCTGGCTTGCTCGCCGTCATCGACGGCTTCAGGCTGTGAACGCTCGAACCCGGCTCACGGTAAGACGCTATGCGCTCCTTGCGCTCGGCGTTCTCCCTTGTGCGCTCCCTGACCTTCTCTTGGTGTTCCTTTGTGGTGAAAAGGTTGGCGAGCATGTGGAAGAAGCCCTTAGTCACTTCTTCACCTTCGGGGTAGTTGCTCAACGGTTCCAATAGGGTTTCTGTGCTGAAATCCGACTTAGCAACCTTGGTTTCGCTGACCTTCTCCGCAGCCTTGACCGCTTCGTCAGCACTCTTGCTCGCACGAGCCGCAGCGTCAGATGCCCACTTAGCGTTTCCGGGGTGAGGGTGGCGGTTCGCCTCCACGCCCTCGACTTTGGAGGTGTTGTAGGCGTTGTCCTCGTTCGTCCGACCAGCCGTGTAGTGCGCTTCCATAGCAGCACGGTGCATCACCGAGGCATGGTCGTAAGCCCGTGACTTTGGAGTGTCGCTCCCGTTTGCCTTTGCCCGTTCCACCTCAGCGAGGCGTTGGAGGGAGTCGGCGAAATCGTGATGGCGGACACCTAATCCAATGTGCGCTCCACCGATCCCCCGCCAGTCAACCGTTGCCGCCATGTGCTTTTTGGCGAGTTCCTCAGCCTCTTTGCCGTAAATGTCGTAGGGGTGCACCTTCGTCACCGGCTTTTCACCAGCCGCTTCGGTTGCCTGAAGCGCATCGTGGCTAAACCGAGCAGCAGCGACGGCGTAGGTCTTTGCCTTACTGCCCGTCAGGTCATTGGAAGCCACCGAGCCGCCGGAGACAGACATGATGGACTCGATCTCGTCCGCAGCCGTGTCGTGAGCCTTCGCCGCCTTACGGTGAGCACTCGCAGCCAACTTTGCTCCCTCACGGCTCAGCATGGCAGCCAACTTGCGGTGGTCTTTGGCGATCTCACGGTGCGTGTTGATGGCGGTAGTCAGCGGCGTGTCGTAGCGGAACCGCATTGAGTTCGCCTTCTCAGCGAGGGCGGAAGCCTTTTGCCACTCCGCACCCTTTGTCGCAACTTTGGAAACGGGATAGGCAGCAACTCTTTGGAGGAGTGCATCGGTGCTGAAATCAGACATACTCGGGTCCTATCGGTAGTTTGGCGATGGCCTGCATCTGTTCGAGCGACCAACTTGATGTGAAATCTGTGGGATCACCACTAATGGGGTGGTAGGACGGGGTGAGCGTCCTCCCGATGGCACGGTGGTAGCCGTAAGCGTCGTTTGTTGCCGAACTCACGACATTCGTGTTGCCAGCGACCCGTGCGATGTAGTGTTCCAAAGCAGTTGCGGTTCCCGGCACCTCACCCGTCGAACCCAACTCGGTAATGCGCCAATCCCGACCTTGCCGGTGTTGCACCGCCCCGATTACGCCGACGACATTCCCATTTCGGTCTAAAGCGACATACGCCTCACGACCCTTCTCCCTGCCGAGCATGGCGAGGTTGCGGCGGATCATCTGGCAACCCTCGGACTTCTCACCACCGACGCTGCCGATCTTGTTGAGCAGGTCTAAGCGTGCATCTTTGAGCGTCTTACCGTTAGGGAGTGTGGTTGCACCAGACTTCAGTTTGATGATTTTTCCACCAGCAGCGTAGAACTTGTTGGCGTTCGTGGTGATGAAATCCGCAACTTCCGGCGAAATGGCCTCAGGGTGCCGCCCCGAGCCGGGTCCGCCCTTGGAAACGGGATAGTTAGCGACACTCCGCAACAGATCGTCTGTCGAAAATGAGGTCGCCATGTGAACAATGCTACAACCGAACAGGTGAAATCTTGTTAGGCTTAGCAGCATGAACATCAACGTCAAGGCTGAAAATGTTGCCATCGACAGCATCAAGCCACACCTCAACAACCCCCGTCTGGGCGATGTGGCGGCTATCGCTGAGTCCTTAGAGGTCAACGGTCAATACAGCCCTGTCGTGGTTTGGAACGACACGATTATCGCCGGAACCCACACTTGGAAGGCGGCTAAGAGCCTCGGTTGGGACAGCATCGCCATCACACGCTTCGACGGCAGCGAAGATGACGCACTTCGCATTTTGATTACCGACAATCGCACGAGCGATATTGCAACCTACAACAATGACCTGCTCCTCGACCTCCTGCGATCCCTGCCCGACCTCGATGGAACGGGCTACGAACTTGCCGACCTCGACGACCTCGACGGATTACACAGCGCATCAGGCGGCGTAACGGAGACGACCCTGCTCGATGACGACCCCGTAGATGACCTCAACCCGCCCGTCACGATCCGTTTCGGCGACTTCTTCGGGCAACTTGACCCCACGCTGCACGAAATCTGGCTCACCAGCCTCCAAGAAGCCGTGGGCGACAAGAAGGCCAAGATCAACAAGGAACTTCGGAGCCGCCTTGACCTGCCCGATAATCCAAAAGTCGAGCGCAAGGAACCAGCGGCTAAGTCCACCGCCACCTCGCAAAAGGTCACGATGGTAGAAACCAGCCTCGTGCCCCTGTCGGAACTGAAGCGGTATCCGAGCAACCCCCGTGAGGGAGACATTGGAGCCATCAGCGAGAGCCTGCGGGTGCTCGGACAGTATCGCCCCATCGTGGTCAATAGCCGCAATAACCAAATCCTGAAGGGCAACCACACCGCCGCCGCCGCATCAGCACTCGGTTGGAGTGAAATCGCCGTCGTGTGGGTAGATGTGACCGACGACGAAGCCGCCAAGATCGTCCTCGCCGACAACCGTATTGCCGATAAGGCGACCTACGACGACGACATGCTTGTTGCCACCATCGCTAAGTTGGACAGTTTGGAAGGCTCAGGCTTCGACGCTGAGGATTTCGCCGATCTCCGAGCCGGTAAGAGCAGCCAACAAGGCGAGAAGGCCAAGAAGGTCAAGTTCCAAGTGGGCGAATACGGCTTTTCAGCACCCGAAAGCGTCTATGAACAATGGCTGACCGAAACTTTGGTCCCAGACGAAGCCCTGCACCGCCTCGGGCTGCCACTCACGGCACTTTTGAGGGAAACGGAATAGACTGTCCCCTATGGGGAAACCAAACACCGCCGTCATTCTGGCTACGCCGCTGGCCTATCCAAAGCCGAGTAAGGCGTTGTCCGAGGTTGTTACATCCCTGCCGCCCGAAAAGATGCGTGATTTCTACGCTGCGCTCTACCAAACGACGAGCAAGCATGGCGAAATGGCAACGGTCGGCGACCTGCCACCCACGCTGCAAGCAGCCGTGATCGCCAACTACCCCGTATAGCCATGCCAGATTTCAGCACCGAGTCGCTGCTCTACCCCTTGACCAAAGGCGAGTTCCACGGCAACCAGTATGTCGAGGTTCCAACCGAAGGGGAAACGCCCACACCGAGGCCGCCGGTTGGACAGTTCCAACTCACCCCCGATGAAATGAGATCGCTCGCCAGAGAACTCAGTGAGGCCGTCGGACAGAACGCAGCGCAGGATTTGTGCGCCGTCAAGATTTCCAAAATGCTTGGGTTGGACAAACCGGCTACCGAGGTCACCGAGCCGCTGAACAGACCACCAGACCTTCTTCGTGGCTGTGACCCGCAGGGCGCAGAAACCCTCCTCCGACCATTGGAACACTACGGCAACGGCGGTGGGTCAGCCTACGGCAACGGGATTTATACGGCGCATAGCAGGCCGGTCGCAGAGCAGTATGTCGAAGGTGCGATGGTGCAAATGTGGCTCAATCCCGGAGCGAAGATCGCAGAGGGGGACATGGCAAAGCCATTTGAGCAATATGAACGCATCATGCGGGCTTTCAGCGAGGAACGGCGTTCCGGTCATGGAGGTATGTCGGTTGACGACGCTGTGGCGTTAGGGCGTTTTATGGAGCAGCCAGCCAACTTTGCACTTTCCTGCGGCTACCAAGGCTGGAAAGGTGCCCACACGGTCATCTTTGACCGCTCGGCACTGACCATCAGGATTGAGAAGCGTCAGCGCAACAAAGATTTCTCCTACTGAGCATAAGACGGGAAAACGAGCAAGTCGTAGTAGCATTTCCCTAGCGGAAAGGACTTCTCATGACAAACTCATTTCACATCGACGATCTTGACCCGATCGGCAAGTCGGCCTCAAACATTCTGAAGGGTGGACCGGGTTCGGGTCGCCACCCCGGCGGGTTGAGCGTTGGCGACAAGAACTCCCGTGACCACTACCAAACCGTGATTATGCGGGCATCTAACTTGGCGCACGATGCCGATAGCCACAAGGACGTGGCGCAACTCCACCGCAACGCTACGATCAACTTGCTTCAGCAAGCAACGAAGGCATCGCAGACGGGCGACGCAGCGAAACTCAAAGCAGTTTCCGAAGCCATCAACCAACACCTGCTCGCAGCAAACGCTCACGAGGAAGCGGCGGAACACTTTGCGGCTGGAAAGAGCAGCAGCGATTGGAAGCACACCTTGGCGCAGCGGGCTAGCGACTATGCCGATCTGGCAACCCGACGCATTGACGAGGACGACGACACGGTGGGCAAGTCCTCCGTTGTGAAGGGTGGAGAAGGCTCAGGCCGTCACCCGTTCAGCGAATACGTCTCGCTCAGCAACCAAGCCTCAGAAGCCACGAAACTCGGCGACCACGTTCGAGGTGGAAAGCCCGACCACTTTGAGGCTTCCCGTCACCACCAGCGCATCGCTCGTGCCCTCGAAGATGGTGTGAAGATGATCGACGGTGCTCGTGGCGTGTCTCGCCTCCGGTCGTCTTTCGAGAAGGGTGCGCAGGCTCACCGTGACGCTGCCGCCGCACACCTCGCCGTCATGAGTGGATCGGGTGACGAGCGAACCGCACAACTCATGACCGAAAAGGCCGAGAAGGCTTCCATGAAGGCTGACGACCTCAACTACTCTTGAACCACCCACCTGTGGAAGATTGGAAATCCCATGAACGACTCATTTCACATCGACAGCCTTGATCCCATTGGCAAGTCAGCCTCAAACATTCTGAAGGGTGGGCCGGGTTCGGGTCGTCATGCCGCAGAGGGCCATTACGCCGCTCTTGCCACCAATCCTTACATCAACACGGACACCGATCGTAGTGATGGCGGGGCATCTCTCGCTGCGTGGATGCTGGCAAGACACGCCGCCGACATGCATCAGGGCGGCGCTACGGGGGAGCCTGTCGCTAGAGCGCACAAGGCTGCGGCATTTGAGCACCGAATCGCCCAACAAGTCATCAACAACGCCCTTGAAAAAGAAGATGATCTCGTCAAGCGGGGGCAGATGAAAGCGGCGATTTATGCTCACCGCCAAGCAGAACAAACTCACACCTACGCTGCCGCCGCTGAAAACGAAAGATTTCCCAATAGTCCCATTACACGGGATACCAGCATGATGGCTGCTGGCATGAGTCTTCTGGCCAACGACCTGACCCACAACGCAGGTGTAGACCTTGGCGATGAGTTCCCTGCTTCAGAGGTCCGATGATGAGCAACCCTTTTCGCACTCAGGAACTACTGAAATCCCCATTCGCCAGTTGAGATGACCCAATGGTGGTCGTGGTGTCTAGACGGCCTCGGGCTGACCTGCACCTACCTCGTTGGTAGAAAGTTCTGGTGGGGTTGGCTCTGCTATCAGGGCTACAACGCCGTGTGGATTACTTACGCCATCACCACTCGGCAGTGGGGCTTCCTGCCCGGCTGCATCGTCTACGCCACCCTCAACCACAAGAACATGAGGGCGTGGCGCAAAGACACTTGACGGGGGTTCATGCCACCTGCTAGGTTGTCGCCATGAGTGACTTTGACCACTTGGTTCCCGACCAAGCCTTACTCAATGAAGTCTGGGAAGCCGCCAAACTCCTAGGCTACCTCACCATGCGGGTAGATGAAATGCTCGCCAAGCGGTGCAAGTTGGAGAAGGAAGCGATCAGTCGCCGCCTCGCCTACGACGAAGCAGAACTCATGCGCCAAATGGTGCAGAACGAAGTGTCGCTAGAGGACTACGCCGAGAAAAGCGTTCAGCGGCTCCGCATCCACATCGACGCTTACGGTGAAATAGATGCCGCCCACAAAAACAACTCCAACCGGTTCAAGCAGACCGTTCAGGATAAGTTGGAGGAAGGCAAACTCAACGCCGTGATCTCGTTCACCATTGACGACTTAGAGGGGAACCCCAATGCCGATTAGCGAACAGTTCCTCGCCCAAGCCGAACGCAAAGAGGAGAACCTGCAACAGTTCGCTAGGGAAATCTCCGAGGCAACCAACCTGACCCACGGCGAGAAGGTTATCCAAATCCTGTTCGCCCACTACGCCTTTCAGTCCGAGATCACGGAGTTGGTCGCTGCACTCGGACCAGACGAAGCCACCGTCGAACTCCGCAGCATCATCTACGGCGGTTTCACCGCACTCAACAATGTCGTAGCCACCATTCAGGCAAACGGACTCCTTCCAGCCCTTATGGACGGGAGCAAAGTCGAGCCTGTAGCACTTGACCAAGGGAGCGAAGCGTGAGCAAGCACAAGGAAGCCCGCAGCGAGGACAGTGAAATCCTCGAAAAGGCTCGCAACTACATGAAGCACCTCACTTTGGAGTATTACCGAGGCAACCTGCAAGATGTGTCGAAGCGTCTGCTGCTAGAGCGCATCAGCGAGCAACTGAAGTGATACCAAACGGTGCTACACTTGCTAGTTCACCTCACCGTTTGGAGAGCGAACCATGCTCGTACTCGACCCGATCACGAAGCAACTGTGCCGCCGCCCTCGCTGCGGTCACGACAGAAACGACCACACCGACGAAGGTTGTCGCCAGTGTGAGTGCATCCACTACCGTTGGTCGCCAAACGCCGCATAACGCTATCTGCTGCGGACACAACCTTTCTGGCTGCATCGGTGGCCGAGTTCCAAACCAAACCCTAGGAGGGGCACAATGAACATTGGAGATTACGTCGAGGCAACCGACGACATTCGTGAGCCGCTCGGCGATCACCTCGTCAACCAAGGCAAGCGTGGGCATGTCGTCCGTGTCGCCGCCCACGGCGGACCATACCCCTACGAGGTTCTGTGGGAGAACAGCCGCCTGACCACCTTCGTCAACTCGTTCGATGTGGTCGTCGTCGAAGCAGCACCGGTGGCAGACGAGGGCTGAGGTGTCTATTTCAGCACCGGACATGGTGAACCACCCACCGCACTACACGTCGGACAAATCCGGCGTAGATTGCATCACCATCACGCAGCACCGCAACTTTTGCGTCGGCAACGCTATCAAGTATTTGTGGCGAGCAGGGCTAAAGGACGCAGAGAACCCGGACAAGACCATTGAGGACTTGAAGAAGGCCGTGTTCTACATCAAACAAGAGATCACCCGACTAGGAGGACAGCCATGACGAGAAACTCAAACGCAGTCTGGGAAGCCGCCAAAAGTGCCGAACTGCACCTGACGGCGGTGCGTTGCTACATTAGCCTGAAGTCTAAGCCAGAGGGCGTTCCGGTTGAGGAATGGATGAAGCAAGACGAAACACCCGTCGATATTCACATTCCGGCGAAGGACATTGACGGTGAAATCGCCTTCCACACCCTTGCAGCGCAGGTTCACGCTTCCCTTGCTATTGCGGCGGCGCAACAGTGAATAGCGTTCTCGCCTATTTCGCAGGCGTGATCGCAGGGGGAGTTTTCACCTTGGCTGCCATTGGCGGTTGGCTGCGGTGAGGGGCTTTCGGGGAGAGTGGGTCATCAAGCCCAACGGCAAGCATTACACCATCGTCGGCGTGAAGCGGCTACCCCGTAAGACCAAGAAGTTCTGCACCACCGTCCTGAACCAGTTGGACGGCACCTGCGTCATGACCAGCACCGCCTACCTAGAGCATTGGAGCAACAGGTGATTACCTGCGTGAACTGCAACCAGCCCATCGTCCTACTGAGCAACGGGGAGTGGATGCACGCCCCACCGTTCTCGATGCCCTGCGGCATTATCCCGGAGCCAGCACCACAGCCACCTCAGCAAGCCAACCTCAGTGAACTCATGGATCAACTCCGCCACAAAGAGGCAGAGTTGGCCTACCTGAAGAAGCAGAAGGCGATGGTCAAGTTCGAGGTCAAGATGTTGCGTAGGTTGGTGGAAAGAGCAAAGCAGTAGTAGGTTATGTTGCCTAGACCGGGGGTGAACCAATGCACTGCGAGCACACAACCGTCATCGTCCGCACAGGTCGCTACCACGCCTATAAGCCGTGTTGGTGCGGCACAAAGCCCCCATACACCGATGCTGAAATCGCCCACTACCTTCTCGGCGCACCACTAACCGATCCAAAGACGGGAACCCCATGAAGTTCTACACACTCCGCAACTACAACCCGATGTTCGGGCTGAACATCCAAAAGTTCGACGGCAAGTGGGGTTTCTACCTCGACCTCGGGCATCATTCATTGGTCTTTGAGCAAGGCCGACCTGAAAAGGAGTTCTAGTGGCGACCCCGATCCCCTCAGACCACGAACGCTGCACCTGCTACCACGGACTAGACGACCACGATCAGGACGGTTGGGGTAAGTGCACGGTAGAGAACTGCCGCTGCTCTGCGATGGAGCCTGAAATCCTCGGACACCCCGACGCTCCGGCAGGTCGCTTCTAATGGCAGACATTGAGGTTGATTTCACCGACGAGGAATACGCCCTCATCAAAGAGGCGGCTGATCGCAACGGTGAAACCGTGCAGGAGTTCTGCGAGCGTGCCGTCGCTCGGTTCATCGAGGATCACCGAGGCGAACTTTCCGCTTGACCCCCCACTGCTCGGAGTGCTAGAGTAGGGTTATGACTAAACGCCCGATCCGGCTGCTGGTAAGCCGTGAGCAAGCCGAGCAAATCTTGGCGTGGTATGACGAACTGCCAGCAGATACCAACGACAACGAACAAGCAGCACTCGCCGCCAGCATTGAGCGAGCCATCGAGCAGCACGATGACGAAATGGAGCGTGAAGCCCGCTACGCCGAGCGTCAGAAGGGTAACAAAACCGACCCTGCATTGGCTACGGCTGCTCGTCATACTCGGATGTTGTTCGGGGGCAAACTATGAACCAGCAAGAGCGAGATGCCCTAACTAATACCGGCATACCTTATGTTGAGGGCTATCAAGGCAGGCAAGGAACCCAAGGTGCTTGGGGAACGGTAGTTCACGACGGCAGCGAAGTATCCACCATTCGTGAAGTATGCGACCACACCGACTGGACTAGTAATGCCTATTCTGACGGCATCTACGCTGACATGGGCTATCGCTACTGCCCTAAGTGCGGAGAGAAACTATGAACCAGCAAGAGCGAGATGCCCTGCGAGAAAAGCACCGTTGCCTTGAAAGCAAGGTCGGCCCGTGGTGTCGTTCCTGTATGCACGGTTGGCCTTGCGACACGATCCACGCACTCAACCTCTACGACGACCTCGTGGACAACGCTCGGTTCATGCTGAAAGAGGTCACGCCTAGCGAATACGGTTCCGCCTACGCACACGGCTACCGAGTGGCACTCCAAGACATGATCGGCGAGGACGACCTGTATGGGGAGCGTTTAGCCGAAGCAGTTTCCACCACCGAGCCAACTGAGGAAGTTATGCCGTCGCATACTATTGCCAGCCATACATTCCAGCCGCCGAAGTTCAAGGTGGGCGACAAGGTTCGGGTCATAGGCAACCCGGAGTGGGGCGACCTTACCGTGACACAAGTAGACACCGTCTATACGGTTGTCGATAGCAAGGGTCGTGATGACGCTTGGGTGGAAGCAGAGTTGATCGCCACGCCACCACCGTGTCAGCACATCGTCGGCACGGAACTACCGCCAACGGCTACTAACCCTCAGTTTCAGTGGTTTGACTACACCTACTGCCCACTGTGCGGGGAGAAACTTACCCCTACGGGAACAACTGTGACCAAGGAAGGTGGAAACCTATGAGCCGAGAAATCATCGCCAACATCAACCGGCAGGAGAAGTTGCTCCTAGACCTCATCTACGAGCGTGTCCTCGCCAACAAGCCTGAACCACCCGACACCATCGGGGAGACGGATAACGATAACTATAAGGGCTACTGCGAAGGCTGGTGGGACTGCATGGAAGCCCTCGGCAACGCTATGGCGCAACAACAAGAGAGCAACGATGCCGAGATGGAACGATGGAAACGGTGAGCGATCCATGCGGCTACTGCGGACACGCTAAGGAAGCACACCCTTTCGGCGGTTGCGACTACTGCGCCCTCGACAAGACCATTACCGCCCCCTGCGATGACTACGAGGCTCCAAATGTCTAACCGCAAGCCGTTCAGCCAAACCCTCTACGACAACGACGACAGCGCAAAAGACCAACTGATCGCCTACCTCGCCAACCACCGATTTCACAACCCCCGTGTGAACCCCGACCAATACGGGATCGACGTTCTCGCCGAGCGTGATGGGCAGCCGTATGCCTTCGAGGTGGAGGTGAAACACAACTGGAAAGGCACCCATTTCCCGTATAGCACTGTTCACTTTGCCGGGCGCAAGGCGAAGTTCACGGATGAGGCCGCCGCACCTATCCAAAACACCCATTTCGTCATGCTGAACCACGACCGCACCATCGCCCTCGCCATTAGTGGTGAAATCATCGTCCAAGCCCAGAAAGTCGTCAAAGAGACGATCTACACACAGGGCGAGGAGTTCATTAGCGTTCCAAAGGCGCAAGCCAAGTTCTTCCGCATCGAAACTTGACCCCACAACCCCACTTTGGCTAAGGTATCCACCATGCCCTCCCACCAACCAAACAAGGCAAAGCCGTGGGTCGCCAGAGTGAAGCGTGGCGGACAGAGCACCTACCTCGGACATTTCAGCACTTACGACGAAGCGTGGGACGAAGAACAGGCGTATGCCGCCATCTA